AGGCGGGGTGGTGCGAACATACACACCACCACGGACCCGAGCGTGGGAGAAAGCAGCAGCGGCAGCGTTCCGGTTAAGGTGGGCTCGGGAGCCGCTAGGGTGCCCCGTGAGGCTTTACGTGGTCGCCTTGTTCCCTCGGCCTGCCCGGTTGCAGTGGAAGCGCAGAGCCATGCTCAGAGAGCCGCACACGGGCAGACCGGACGGGGACAATATCCTCAAGGCGTGCATGGATTCGATCGAGTCTGCCGGGGTAGTGCGGCGCGATTCGTGTATTTACTACGCGGAGATCTCGAAGTGGTACGCCTCGGGCTCGGAGTCTGCCGGGGTCCACGTGAGGATCTGCTGGTCCGATCCCCCCTGTTCCCTATAGGATCGCAAGGTGGCACGAGAAACGAAGCAAGAGAGAGAGCGGCGGATCGCTCTGGTCCAGCAGAGGATCGGGGAGCGCGGCTGGTCTATGTCTGTCATGCGAAGCCTTGCCAAAGAGATCGGAGTCACGAGCCGCACGATCCGCACGTATCGATCCGAGGTTGTGGCAAGCATGAGGAAAGAGATCGGAGAGTCAGACGGGGAACAGATCCGGGCGGAGTTCCTGGACCGTCTGCGCGGGCACCAGCAGCAAGCGCTCCAGGACGGCAGGTTCGGCCCGCTGTCCGCCATGCTCTCGATCGAAAGCAGGATCGTCGGGCTGGACGTTCCACCACCACCGAGGCAAGAGGATCAGATCGGAGCCATGAGCCGATCGGAACTGCTCGCCGGGATAGCTGACGATCTGACTGCGGCAGAGGTTCGGAAGCTGCAACAGATCAAGGCGAGCAAGTGACAGCAGCCGCGGCGCTTCGCCGGATCAGATCGTCCCCGCTTGCGAAGTACGATCCCGGACCACCACACCGGGAGTTCTTGCAGAGCCCCGATCGGTTCCGGTTGCTGCGTGCTCCGAGTCAGAGCGGAAAGACTATGGTCGCCGCGTATGAGACGGTCTGCCGCTGCCTCGGTGTGCATCCCTACCAGGAAGTCCCGCCGCCCCCGGTGGAGTGCCGGGTGCTCTGCCACTCGTTCCGGCAGTCTGTGGTTGTGCAGACAAAGATCCACGAACTGATCCCGCCCGGAGTCCTCGAGGCGGACTGCACCTTCCACCCGGTCCGCGGATACAAGCACGCAGCGATCACGTTCCGAAACGGATCGCGGATCCTGTTTGTCACCTCGGAGCAAGACCGGCTCGCGCTCGCCTCTGCCACGCTGGACGTTGTGTGGATCGATGAGCCACCCTCGCAGGCTGCCTACTCGGAGAGCATGAGCCGGCTCGTGCAGACGGGCGGATCGCTCTATATGACCCTCACCCCGATCGGTCGCCCGGTGGGATGGCTGCGGCAGGTGGTGGAGGACGGGGTCCTATCCGAAACACACTTCGGGCTCTCTGTTGACTCGTGCCCGTGGATGGAGCAAGACCAGGTCGACGAGGCGATCCGCGCCTGCCTGCCTAACCTCCGCCCGCAGATCATCCACGCAGACTGGACGGGCTACACGGACTCGCGCTATTTCGCAGCGTTCGGGGACGAGCACGTGACCGATAGCCTGCCGGATGCAGAGGTGGAGATCGGGATCGGGATAGACCACGGAGAGCACGCGGGGCACGAGTACGCCACCCTCTGCGCTTTCGTGCGGCACCCCACCCGCCCCCGCGTCTGGTTCCTGGACGAGTACGCGAGCGAGGGCAAGACCGGGCTCGAGGCGGACGCACGGGGGATCCTCGATATGCTCGAGCGTGCCGAGCTAAACCCGGTCGCGGTGGACGAGGCGCGAGGGGATACGAACTCGTCTGGTAAGAGCGGAGCCGGGCACGCGATCAACTCTCTGCTCACGGAATCGATCGCCCGTGCGTCCGGCTTCCCCGAGGACTCCCCACCGTTCCGAGTCAAGCCGGCGCGCAAGGGTCCGGGATCTGTGGTCTATTCCTCTCGGCTGCTTCATGGGGCTATGGTCAAGCCGGACTGTTTCCACGTTTCGCCACGGTGTAAACGCCTGATCGATAGTCTGCGTCACTGGCGCGGACCCGGTCTTGACCATGCAAACCGACAACTAAGCCACGCGATCGACGCTGCCCGGTACATCGGGCGATCGTTTCTTGACACGCGATCGGGTGGCGCGCACTCTCTCCGGGTAAGGTGATCCAGCTTATGCACAACCTCAACGATCCGAGAATCCAGCAGCAACGCCCACCACTGCCCGATCCAGTGGACGAGCGGAGGCGCGAGCACTCCAGGCTCCGGAGGCGGATCCTCGAGGGGTGGTGGCGGCAAGACCTGGACGAGCGGCTCGGGGAGTTCTTCCAGCCCGGAACCGCGGAGCGGCTAGGCTACCGGGACCAGACCCGCAACCTGTTCCGGTCGCTGGTCGATCAGTTGTCGCAACTCTACAGCAAGCCACCCACGATCGAGCACCCGGACACGGACGAGGCGAAGGTGTCCGAGTTCGAGGACAAGATCCGATCCGCGGAACTGTGGGCTGTCATGGGGCGCAACCAGCGGCAGGTTGTAGGGATGCGCGAGAGCCTGATCCGCGTGGGGTACATGCCCGGCGAGGGTGTACAGTTCCGCGCAGTGCCTCCCGATCTCGTGTGGGCTGTGGGTACTCCCGATCGCCCGAACGTCCCCGCGGTGGTGGTGGAGGCTCGGATCCGAACGCTCGAGATCGGGGGAACGAGGGAGGCGCGCTGGACATGGGACGTTCTGGACACGAGGGAGGATCCGATCTATCGGGTGTTGCTCCCGCACGAGTCAGACCCGAGCAAGAGCACGGACGTAACGGACCAGGTGCTCGGGGGCTCGTTCAGCGGCGCAGACTTCCCCTATATCGTGGAGGGTGTGCCGGTCCTGCCGTACGTGCTCTATCACGCAGAGGGAGGCGGGGATCGTCTGTGGGACGCATGGACCGGGCGGGAGGCAGTGGAGGCAACGATCCAGGTTGCCACGCTGTGGACGTACTGGAACTACACGGTCCGGGACGCCTCGTTCCCGCTGCGCGGTTTGAGCGGGGGATCGATCCGCGGGCTGTCCACAAAGGGGAGCAACCGCGGATCCCGGCGAGAGGTGGCAGCCGATCCAACGACCATGCTCATGATCGACCCGGACGGACCGGGGCCGGTCCAGGCTTTGCAGTGGGGCGCGGGCTCAGACCCGGAGCGGTTGCAGCTTGCGATCGATGCTTACGAGCAGCGGGCGCTCGTGTCCGCGGGGATCTCCCCCTCGGACGTACAGCACAGCGGGGCGGCGCAGAGTGGATACGCGATCAGCCTCAAGCGTGAAGCGGTGCGGGACCGGCAGCGATCCCTCATGCCTCAACTCGAGATCGGAGATCGGCAGGTGCTCGCACTAGCCGCGGCGCTGTGTAACGCGAACGAGGGCACAAGCTACCCGGAGAGCGGCTGGAACCTGCGCTATTCGCAGATCCCCCTCACCACCGAGGAACGGACCGCACGGATCGCAGAGGCTCGAGCGGGGATCGAACTCGGGACGCGATCGATCGTGGACGTTGTGATCGCAGAGAATCCAGGGTGGAATCGGGACGAGGCGCAAGCGTGGCTCGCCCGAGTACAAGAGGAAACGGACGCACTGCGCGGGGTGGCAGAGGTCACGGGCACAGGAGCCCCGGCAGAGGAAGGCGCGGAGCCCGAGGAAGGCACAGAGCCCGCCGAGGATCCCGCAGCAGTGGACACGGAGAAAGCCGCAGACACCGCACTCAACGGAGCGCAGGTGGCGGCGGCAATGGAGATCGTGCAGGCAGTGGCGGCGGGCACCTTGCCCCGAGACGCTGCGCTGTCCATGCTCTCGGAGTTTTTCAACCTGCCGCGAGAGGCGGCGGAGCGGATCATGGGATCGGTTGGGCGGGGTTTCCGTCCGGCAGTACCAGAGGAACAGAAACAAGCGCCCGGAGGTAACGGACAATGAGCGAAGGCATGATCCCCGAGGAACGGTTCAAGACCGAAGTCGAGAAACGCAAGACAGCAGAGGACCAGCGCAAGGCGTTGACCGAGCAGGTGGCGGAACTCTCGTCAAAGCTCAAGAGCGCAACCAAAGAGCGCGATCAGTTCGCCGCGCAGGTAGAGGGGATCGGTGATCTGCGATCCGAACTCGAGACAGCGCGAGGCGAGATCGCCACAACCAGCAGCACCTCCGCGGCTCATATCGCCATGCTGGAAGCCGGGGTCCGGAGTCAGAGCGTGCGCGAGTTCATGCTGTACCAGCACAACCAGCACAAGGCGGCAGAGGGCGACAAAGCGAAGCAGTGGGGGGACTGGTGGACTGGTCAACTGGAAGCGCCCCCGGAGGTTCTGCAAGCGCACCTCGCGGGAACTCCCACACCAGCAGCAGAGCAGCCCGCGCAAGCGGCGGCACCGGCAGCACAGCAGCAGCCGGCAAGACCGCAGCCCGCAGCGAACAACGGAGCGCAGCCGGCACCACCACCCGCGCAACGGTACGCACCCGGATCGATCGCTTCCATGAGCACGGCAGAGTTCAAAGCGAACCGGGATCAGATCCTCGCGGACCTCGGGAACACCTGGTCCGGTTGACTGTTGACAGCCGATCGATCGTGTGGGTAGGCTCTCGGATGGATCTGTTGCTGTGCCGTCGCCGGGCATAACGGGCGCAAAGGGTAGCGGATCCGATCGGTCATGCCGTCGCCGGGCAGTTCCACGGGCGCAAAGGACCGCAGACAAAAACACACCACGCGCCCTCGTGCGCTAGTTAAGGAACTGCGATCATGGCGAACGAAATTACCTATACGGGATCAGGCGGCAACACACGCGCCGCCGAGGTTTACAACCAACTGATCCACGAAAACCTCGCGGACTCTACGGACCTGCGTGCTGTCTGCGCGAAGCTCGGAGATCTCGGAGGGGCTGGATCTTCCACGCTCACCACCGGGACCGCCACCTTTGCGGACGCTATGGCAGCCGCGAACACGGACGAGGTGACTGCGTTTACCACGGACAATTCCGCGCTCACTTCGGGCTCGGTTTCTCTCGCGGTCGCGCACCAGTTCATCTCGTACACCATGAGCGATCTGCATATGATCACGGGTGGACCTGGACAGATCGATCTTGCTCGCATGGCGAAGGCAGCCGCGGACGCGTACGTGCTCCGCTTCACGGATATGGTCGCGACCACGATCGCAACCATTACCGCGAACGTGGGAACCAGCACGGTCGATATGACGGTCGACGATTTCTACTCTGCCCTGATCACTCTCGAGCAGGCGATCTGCCCCGGACCTTTTTATGCGGTTCTGCATCCCGTCCAGTGGACGGATTTACAGAGTTCGATCCGCTCGGAAGGCGGAGCGGTTCAGTTCATGCCGCAGACCGCAGAGGCTCTGCAACTCAAGGGTCCTGGATACAAGGGATCCTGGCTCGGCTGCGAGATTTACCAGAGCGATTCCATCACTGCGAGCGGCGGAAACGTGATCGGCGGAATGTTCGATAGCCGCTGCATTGCGTACGTAGAAGCCTCGGCACGGTCCGCCATGCCTGGCAGCGTGGCGGCGGCAGCCCCCGCCGGAAGTCCGGTCTATTCGGAGTTCGTGCGATCGGGCGATCCGGGCGAGTCCAGAGTGATCGCTCACGCTTTCGTCGGTGTTGGTTTGCTCGAGGACGCGAGGGGCTGCAAAATTACAACCGACCAGTAAACACCGGACACGAGCAGGCGGGGGAAATCCTCCCCCCCTCAACCTCCCCCCGCCTGCTCGGGGTCCACAACGAAGGACACGGAACAATGGCAGCGATCATCGGACGGCAGGTTACGGAAGCCACAAGCGGCGAAGCAGCGGGGCTGCCTCGCAGAGTCCGTGCCCGTCCGAAGTTCTGGTACATGGTCCACCCGAACTGCTGGGAGTTCCGCGGCGGCGAGTGGCTGCCGGTGCCTGCAAAGCTGCACCTCGATCCGGGCGTGAACGGGATCAGCGATTCCGGGAACCCGGACGTTGCCGTGGCACAGATGAACCGCAACGGGTGGATCGTTATCCGCCCGAGTGATCAGAGGCTCGGGGAGTTTGCCTGGTACGTCCAGGAACTACCGAAGCAGGGACCGGGCAAGATCTACACGGACGTCCGGGACTCCGCGTCTGTTGTGGGTGGGCGCGTTTTCTGGGAGTTTGACGAGGAAGGGTGGATCGCTTTCTGCCGGCACCTCGTGACCTCCGGGATCTGTCAACCTATGGA